AGTCCCGAGTCATAATTTAATAAACCAGATTGTAGCAAAGCCTTATTTTCATACAAAAGATCTCTGCTCGAACTAATTATTTTGCCCTGCTCATCTTTTTCAAACTCGAATGGCGTAAGTGGGTCTTCCAATACATTTTTTGGATTACTCAGGGATGGCTCGCTCTGTTACCTACTCCAGTTCAGCCAAGACATATTATCAGAAACGTTTACTCCTAATTTCCAAAAACCACCGCCATATGACTCCATTGTATCAGTCACTAGGCCGGCAAAAACATGAATCATACCAAATGAATTATCTTGCAGTTTTCTTAATTCCTTGTATTTTGGATAACTTATTGCGCCACTAGTATAAAGTTGGTGCTCTGCCTTTAATATAACCTCATCTATTTCCATGTATTCTTCATCAAATGGTGACTCTGAAGTTTCTTCAGAATATGTGGAATCAGCAGAAGAAAAATCTGTAAAAGTTCTATTACCTCTTATGTAAAAATGAACTATATCAGATGCATTTATAAATGGCTTACCCAAATAAAATGTTCTTAGCCTGTCTCTTACATAATTTGTGTCTATTGCAGTATCGAAGAAACTTTCATTAGAAAGCTCAAATGCAGCTGATAATATCGATGCGCCATCCACATAGGCCGTTTGGCCTGCTAGAGACTCCGAGGATATGCCGCCATTCATTAGCTCCGAAAAAAGCCCCAGAGAACCCTTAAGAGCCTCCTCTATAGCAATTTCAATATCTTCTTCTAGGACCGTTCCTATTCTATATGGATAGGCGATATCTATATTGGCAGATGAAGGAGACGAATCTTTCGATACAGATGTTCTAAAGCCTGTAAATGTAGTAAGCTCTATAACTCCTGTTCCAGGTCCGAGTGTATAGTTCTCTGGGCTTTCTGGATCAACAATCCACGTTGTTAGCCCTGAGTCTTCAGAGAAGGCATTTCTTTTTAATATAGCTAAAATATCATCATTAACAGCAGCAGTATTTTCCACAGAACTAGATGCAGAAAGTATATTTTTGAGGTCATCCCACAGATCTCCAGCCTCTTTTTGCAAATCAGTTTTTAGTTGCTCATTAGAATTTATAACTGCTGCAGATTCATTTATAAAAGAAGAAAGTAATGACATACTATATGAGTTGTTTTTCTGGAAAAAATTATCAAATTTAGTCAAACTCTCATAGGCTCTAATCTGCTGAACTTTATAAGCGAAAAGGGCTTTGGTTGCCCTGAGAAGCATCTTCTCCGTTTTATCCATAAGCTTGATTTCGCTTGAACCCCTTAGTGTTGAGAAGGCTTTCTTTTTAATAAGTATGGTTGCCTCAGGAGACATAGAAATATGATTTCTTGTATCCGGAGTTACAGATACAGAATAATCCTGATTGAATAAAACTGAAGCGCCAGTCCCCACTATTGGATGTGAATTTAAATCAAAATAAGCAGGACTAACACCATTTATTATATTAGACTTGGCTTGCTGCCATGTTTGATATATTCTATTTGATAATTCATAAGACATTAATTATTATACTCTTATACTAAACTTAAATTTTACCCTGACCTGGCCTATTTTGCAAAAATGATACCTCATCATTTATTTCTACGGTAAAGTCTTGTTCCCTTGCAACTTCGGGAGTAACACTCGATTCATCATACCCACCTATCGGGAAGGTAAGATTATCCCCTCCAGTTAATGGGTCACCCTTTGCCTCGGTTGTGCTTTTGCTCATTTGAGCTATCCCGCCTAAATCCACTGCCTCTCTATGCCATGGCATAAAGTTTCTACGCTGCCCAGTTCTTCTTGTTACAACAAAGTTCGTGCTATAAGTAAAGTGACCAGGCTCCGATGCGTTTTCTGTAACACTAAATCTTGTAAAGTACCCCCTGAAAAACTCTCCTTGAAAATACATATCAATATTTGTTGCTAATGCCGCAAGGGTTGGAGAAGATCTAAAGGCAGTCCTCTCTAGCTCAGAATCTCCCTCATAAGCATTTTTTATTATATCTATAGCGTTGGTTAGGCCATCAACAGTTTGGCTATAGGCGCCAAGAGTTAAAATGTCCAATGTTGTAGTTCCAAAGCTTCTTTCCTCAGCATTTGCTATCCCCAAGCTTTGAAACTCTGCAGCTTGTTCTGCAAGCTTATTTCTACGGTCATCTAGCAGCTTTCTATACTGAACTTGTTCATGTCTATAAATTGATCTTAAAACATTTATACCTTGTATTCCAGATGATCCAGTGGTACCTGAAATGTCTATTTTAGTAAGATCCTCTCCCCAGTACTGGGTTACGAACCCGCCCTTAGTCTGGTCAGATTTTATAAGCTTATTTTCATTTATTACAAATGTCTGAGGATTTATATAAAGTCTTGTCTTATACCAGCCAACACCCTCATCGCTAAGTGTGCTGGGGCTTTGATCGCTGACAAATGCCTCCATATCATTTGGCAAAAAGAAAATTATAGTTTCTCTTCCTATTCCTTCCATTTATCCTCCTTAAGAACCTGCTACCTGTTTCGCAACATCTGCATATGCCATAATCATTTTTGCCAGCTCTGGGTCACTGAAATCAATGGTAACATTTACATTTTGCTGGCCACTTTCTGCGATAGCCTGAGTGAGAGCCTCCACTATTGCTTCTTTATAATCTTCTGGATTTAAACCACCTGATATTTCGCCCACTTCTCTTCTAAATGCATCCATGGTCCCCTTCTCTAGCTTATCTGCTGTAGCACTCTGAATTGCAGAAGCCGGGTCTACAGCATTAATAATTTTCTGTGCTCCAGCGCCCCCTCCAGCTGTTTTTATTACGCTGTCTATCATATCATTTAGATTATCTTGTTGCTCTTTAAACTGCCTTCTTCCCTCCTCTCCTATTCCTCTAATTTGGGGCACAACCAGAGCATCCCCCAGCTGTTTACCAGCGCTGTGCATCTTTTCTAGACTTGGCCTTGCAATAACCGCTAAAAGCAAACTTTGAGATTGAAGCTCCCTGTTCATTTGCTCATATACATCTAGTGTTTTATCTCTTCCCTCTGCCTCATTTTGTAGCTGCTTTTCCAGCTCCTCTTTTCTTTCTGTATTTCCAGACCTAGTTGCATCATCAATTTCTGATAAAAGCTCAAGTGTTCTTGTCGCAGAAGACTGATCTCTTATCCCGAATTGATTCATAAGCAACTGCTGCTGAGTATAAAACTGAGTCTGCAACTCTGGGCTTTCTGCAGCCTCAGATACAGTAACTATACTCCCTCCAGTAAATGACTCAAGAGTATCTCTCATGGCTCCAACAAGCTGTGACCCAATTGCAGCTTGATCACCAGATTTTTCAGCGTTTAAAAACTCTGCCTGAAGACCAATAGACGCCCCAAGAACTCCACCTCCGGCGCCAAAATCTAATCCGCCCCTTTGAAACATAACATACGCATTACCATAATTTTCGGTAAGACCACCTAGTGCTCCAGATAAGCTTTGTGTAAGATCTTTCGCCTCATCTAAGCCTAGCCCCATATCTTTTACAACTCGACCAAATCCTTCCAATATTGGTGCGCCGAAGTCTGCAGATACTCCAAGCTTTGAGAATCCAGAAACTGCCCGATTCAATGTGGTTGCAACATCATCTATTTGCATACCAACTTCTTTTGCAACACCAACATAAGTTCCAAATATACCAGTTACCTCTTCTACGGCCACACCCTGGCTATTAACAATTGTATTTAAAAGCCCCATTGATTCACTGGCTTGCATGCCGGCCGATTCCCCAAAAGCATAAGCTGCAGTTAGCAAGTTTGTTGAGCCAATAGATGTGGTTATTGTTTTATTTAATGTTTCTTGACTTAAGTTATAGCGTCCGGCTGCCGCATAAGCTTTGGAAAGCTCAGCTTGATGTATTTGTAATTCTCTTCCAAATCCGCTTGCAGGTATAAGTTTTAACGAATCGGCAAATTCTTTTGATGCCTCTATTGAGTCGCCAAATCTTTTACCGACATTAAACATTTCTTTATCAAATTTTCTTAATTCTTCGCTAGGCTTATCAAATATTTCAGACATCCCCTCGAATGCAGCTTTGGCGCCATCAGGAAGCTTACTCATAATATCCATTGCGTCACCTAACGGATCAAGAAGACCTCCAAGATCTACATCGGTGGCTCCAGATATAAAGTTATTTAAAAGACCGGCGGCACCTGTCAGAGGGCTCGTTAAAGCGTTGACTGAGTTGGTAAGATCATCGAAAGCATTCACCATGCCTCCAACTGATTCCGATGAGCTATAACCTAGTGAATTAAGCTTATTAACGGCGTCGGCAACTCCGCTAACAGTCCCTTTGAGCTTACTAAGGGAATCCTCGGCTTTTTCGGCATTTGTCGTTATATCATCTGACGCCATTAGTCATCCCCAAATAAATCTCTTATAGATGAAAGGTCCTTTGGAAGCCTTCTCGTTCTAGGATTAGAATTCATATTATTACTTTCTAAATTAGTATTTTTATACTTGTCTCTAATAGCCTGAACTATACTATCTTCCTTGAAGGCTCCAGAAACTACTTGTTCTTCGAATTCTTCATCTGATGCAAACCCATGATCTTCGGGCTTCTCTCTAGATTGCTTAACCTTTTGGACAGCTTCTGCATTCCAGTATGAGGCAAGATATTCTATTAAATCTATCGTTAGATCATTAGAATCCTGCTCATCTTTAGCTACCATATTGGCATACCAAAGCCACTGAGATTCTGTTATTGTTTCAAAAACAGGATCATCAACTGTGCATCCCCAAATTTTGCACAATTTCCAGCGGAGCCTTTGGTATGGCTCCGCTGCTATTTTTTTACAGCTTCAAAGCCTACCTTTTCTGAGGCTCTTTTCGTTAACTCTTCATATTCTGAGAATATTTTATCAACTAATAGAGCCTGCATATTTAGTATGAATGATACGTTTTTCTCATAAACGTCATCCCCTTCATGTTCTGCTGATAAATCAGAGAGTGGAACGGAGTTTATCTTTTTGATGCAATAGGCAAGAGCTATAGATTTTGAGTTAAGAACTCTTTCCATATCCTCTTGCTTCATAAGATGTCTCATTACATCCGATTGCTCATTTACAGATAAAGTGGCTATTTCAAACTCAAATCCATTTATTTTGAAAGTATGAACAAGTCTGCCTAATAATATAAGATTTTTTAAATCAGCTATATAGTTTTCATTATTTTCAGTAGATTCTTCTTTTGTGCTACCGGTATCTTCTAATAAACTTTTCATTTCTTCCATTCTATTATTTTCAGATAAACTTGCTTTAACTTTTGGCATTTCTTCTCCATTTTAAGTTATTATACCGCATAAAGAAAAAGCATCATACAAATGTATGATGCTTTAATTAATTATTTATACTAAATTTAGCTGCCATATGCAGCAGAAATTAGTCCAGCAAAATCAAGCGGGCCGCGCCTAGTTCCTGTGTCAGCAGATTGCTCAACAGAGTCAACTTGTCTGCCAGGAATCTCTCTGCCACCGTTAACACCCTGGCTATCAGCAACAGGTCCGCCAGCTCTAGTGGTTGAAATAAATTCCGGCATGACTGTTGCATTCTCCTGAATGGTATAGTCTGAAACCTGATAGTTTTTTCCTAGCTGAGAAAAGAAACAATTATGGTAAGTTGTTACAACTGCGTTATCACCATCTCCGGTAAATTTATCTATAACAACTATATCAAAAGGAATTCTTTGTGCGTGAATATTTCTAAATCCTCTAGAGAAGGCCTCTGGCAGCGATAAGCCATCAAAAACAATTCTGTTAATAGTAAGGGTTACCTTGGCTGGCGACTGTGGAACATTCTCAATTATACCATCCGTGCCAACTTCTGAAATCTGTTTTATTGCGCGTGACTGTGACTCTTGGAATGTTTGTATGGCGCCTACTGGCTCACCCTCTACATAGACAACAATCTGGGTAGAAAGAGCCGTTCTGGTCTTACTTCCATTATCTGGATTGTCAAAAATAGTTCCTGTATTTGGATACTCAGCCATTATATTCTCCTATATTATATAATTCCAACTTCTATATCGATAAATATGTAATTAATCGGATAAGCTGGAGTAAATCTTAAGAAGACATTAATTTGCCTTGGATCAACCTTATCCTGCTCAACCTTAATATTGTCAAAGAAAGTTACTAATCCTTGACCAACTAATCCTGACATAATAGACTTTGTTCTATTAGAGATAAGCAAGTTTGTATCGGGATTCTGAACCCCTCCAATAAATCCTGCGAGAGAGTTTCTTAAAGTTTTCTTAACGAAGTCTCTAATAAAGATTATTGAAATCTCCTCATCCTCAACGAAACCGGATTGACTTGTTGTTCTTCCGGCAAGAACCCTTGCTCCGCCAGAAACTGGCTGTAGGAGAGTCGCTCCGACCGCACCGATCTGGTTCTGGGTTATTGGCCTGTAAACCTTGTCTCTAGTTAGGGAGAACCCAGATAAAGTCTTGTTAGTCAAAGGTATTGCTACGTTTTGTCTGGCCGATAGATATCCGGCGGCTGCAGCGGCTGCAAAGAAGCCGTGCAAAGCAACATTTGTTCCATTAATACTTCTAACAATCTCATCTGGATAGAAGTAGACGCACCTGTTGCTAGTGTAGTTATCGCTCAATTTAAAGTTGACAAGGTCCTCGGTATTGCCGGCCAGAACTTCCTCTGGATCATCTCCCTGGATGCCTTCAATCACCCCAATATCTTCAACGGCAACTTCTTCGGTACCGATAATTGCAGCGGGCGTAACCCCCATTTGAGCGCCAATAAATGCTACTCTTTCTTTCCTATTTATAATTGAACTCATATTCTCGCAGTGGTTAACAGTTGCTCTAAAGATAGAGGACATAGCCTGGCTTGGCAACGGAACAACGATCTGCGCTTCGGCAGCCTCCAAAGCCTCTAGTGCCTCAAACCAGTTTGTATCAAAGAAGTCTGCGTCATTTTCATCAACATAAGAAATTCTAAGTCCATCGCCCTCCCTAATTACTCCGCTTGAAACAAGATCTTTGTGAAGGAGCAGGGAGGCATCATCAGCATTAGAATTAGCAGGATCTTTTATGAAGAATTGCACGTCAGTGTATGTGCTCTGAAGGTTTAGTGGATCGCCATTTTCAGCAGATACATAAACAAGCGAATCATCTTGAACTGAGTCTATGAGAAGCTCGACTGATGGTGTTCCGAGAACAACACCGAAAAGCTGCTCAGATATCTCTTCAACAGAGGTGTATACTGTTCCGGAGGAGTCCTCCATGCTAGTTATAACAATTACGTTTCCAGCATTTGCTCCATCAAAGTCTATCTCAGGAGTAGAGAAGAATTCCTGGCCAGCAGTTGCGTCTAGTGTTCCGTCTACACCATTAGCAACAATATCTAGCTCAGAGTTAACAATAGTATATGAGAAGGCGTTATCAGAGCTTCCAATCCACTGTCCCTGCTGAATATCTGTCTCTAGCTGAGAGTTATAGAATCCAACTTTATTTGGGAAAACCTGAGTCTCTTTGCCATCTCTTATAACAAATATATTTACTCTTGAATCGGCATCAGGCCTACCATTCCTAAGCCCCTCAATCGGCCTTGGGATAACAAACCTAAGGTCATCAACGCCACATGCATCAGCAGAGCTTGTTCCTGAATCATAGCAGGAGGAGAAGCCTCCATTTCCAAGAGAATCTCTTTCCTCAAGAAGGGTTGCTGAGGTTCTGCGTGGAACAGGCGGCTTACACTGAACGGCTAACACACCAGGAGCGCCGTTCTCAAGAGCTAACTGAGCGCCAAGGGACAACGTATTTGTTTCGGTTACGGCGCCGTGCTTGGTAAACAGATCATTTGCCTCAGTGAAGAACTGAGGATCATTAAGATCTAATTCATAAATATACTTGGCCACTAAGTTATCGCCCTGAGCAAGCGCCCTAGAGCTTACATCGACAAAGAACTTGTCCCCCACCTCAAACGGTGTTCCGCCCTCCTCGATACCGAGAAGAAGTAGACCGTTGTTCTGAAGCAGGTGGAATGTCAAGCCTGTATCCGCAAGACCAGTAGCGCCGACCCCCTCAATGTCATCAAATGATGCTGTTTCATCCTCTAGAGAAACAAGTCTTACACGCCGAGTGGATGTTACATCGGTAATAACAAATCTGCCGCCGCCGAAGTTTGCGCCCGGGCAAATAAGAACGGTTTTTCCGATATCCCCTGCTGTAAAGTTTCCTTGCGTAAGAGGTTCACCAGTTAGCTCATCATGGACAACAGAATCGTCGTCAATAAGGATATTTGTTGCCTTAATGGCCCAGTCTAACTCATCATCAGGCTCCTCTCCCCACGCCGGGTCTGCGGGACCTAGGCTATCAGATATAACCGTAATCGTTGTCTCATTAAGCGTGCCATCATACTCAATTGACTCGATTTCGTGACCAGCATAACCATCGAGACACAGGAAGTCTCCAGGGAGAGCCTGGCCCTGCGATACAAGGTCCGCTCCAGGCACAACGAATGTATTTGAGGTATCCAGAGAGGTATCTCCATCCCTCATTCTGACCACGCCCTTCGGGAAGGCCATTCCGGAATTATCACCATATGCAACGGTGAATCCATCATCGCACTCTGATACGTTTCCTGATACAGCACCAGCGCTACTGGTAAAGTAACCGCTAGTAAATGTTATTGGAGCGCCAGAGTCATCGTAGATTTGGCCAGAGATTGATCCGGTTGCGGTGAATGTAGATAGCCCAGGAATTGGATCACCATTCGAGTCTCTTACAACCGAGACGCACTTTATGGTCCATCTCTCACTTGGAGCGGAGTCATCCAAGATATCAAGAGTAATGAATGGATCACAAAGATCGTTTTCAACAATAATTCCATTTCCTATATTTGATGAAGAGGCAGAATATCCTTTTCCGTCTTGATCTCCAATTGATGCACCCCTAAGCTCGATACAGCCAGTTGTTGGGTCAAGCCTGAAATCGAAGGGGGTAGAAACGCCGCTAGCATCTATGTCTTCTTCCTTTCCGAAAAGAAGAGTACCATTTAGCCTAAGCTCGGTTCTTCCGCTTACGACTGGCCAATTTTGGAGTCTAAAAAATCTTCCATCAGCGCTTCCGGTAGGACTGCAATCAGCGCTTCCATCCTGACCAGAGCCTGCGGCAGACTCTATGACAGTCTCTTCCCTTAGGCCTTCGCCCATTACGCAAACTATTCTAATTCCACCAGGAATAGATACGCCCCTGGAGATAACCCTATCTCTGGCAAAAGCTCCGGGCTGTATGAATCCTGATACTCCAGGTATGTTAGCCATTTAAAATCCTCCGCATATAGTATATGTCATCAAATTATTTATTATTAGTAGTTTCATTTTAAATTTCCGTTAAATCAACTATATCATCAAACCTTCTCGATAAAGAGTCGCCGTTTGTTTTTATTCCAGGTATTGGATGCCATGTTGGCTCAAGTGTGAAAGCTATCTTTTCAACTATGTTTTCTATCGGAACCTCGAC